GACCAGCTTGGGGAAACTGAACTGGTAGAGGTATTATCCGCCCTTGAAGAATTAGAACAACGTGAACACGTCCAAGCTTGTAGAGACGACCTGATTGAGTTCTGCAAGCACATGGATCCCAGCTATATCGTGGGTAGGCACCACAGGCGGTTGGCTAATTTGCTCATGGCGATGGAACGCGGGGATGAGGATCGTATAGGGGTGTCGGTGCCCCCACGTCATGGTAAATCGCAACTCGTCTCTATATTTTTCCCCGCATGGTACCTAGGCCGAAACCCGGATAAAAAGGTGCTGATGGTGTCCCACACGGGGGGTTTAGCTACGGATATGGGTCGAAAGGTGCGAAACCTTGTGGACAGCGACGCCTATAAAGAGGTTTTCCCCACGGTAACTTTGTCTGCGGACTCTAAGAGCGCCGGTCGATGGAATACCAATGCGGGAGGGGAGTTCTTTGCCTGTGGAGTCGGCGCTGCGTTGGCAGGTCGGGGTGCGCACTTTCTGATTGTGGACGATCCGTTCTCGGAACAGGATATTCTGGATGGTAACTACGAGGTGTTTGATAAAGCCTACGAGTGGTTCGCTTATGGTGCCCGAACCCGCTTAATGCCCCAAGGAAAAGTTGCGATCGTACACACCCGCTGGCACCCAAATGATCTGATTGGGCGGTTAGCCAAGGACATGACCCGCATCGAGGGTACCGATCAGTACCATTTCTTTGAATTTCCGGCGATATTTAATGAAAACACCGACGATGAGAAGGCGTTATGGCCTGAGTTTTTCGATTTAAAGGCGCTGCACCGCACAAAAGCCTCGATGCCACCGTTCCAGTGGAATGCACAGTTTCAGCAAAACCCCACAGGAGAAGAAGGTGCGCTGGTTAAGCGGGAGTGGTGGAAGAAATGGGATCGAGAACGTGCGCCAGAGTGTGAATATATAATCATGACGCTTGACGCGGCAGCGGAAAAAAACAACCGTGCGGACTTTACGGCGCTTTTGACGTGGGGTGTGTTTACGGATGATTATTTAACCAACGGTAATCCCAATATTATCCTGTTAAATGCCATTAATAAGCGTGTGGAGTTCCATGAATTAAAGGAAATGGCGCTCCGAGAGTGGCAAGAGTGGCAACCTGATTCGTTTATTGTGGAAAAGAAGTCTTCCGGTACCCCGTTATTCCAAGAGTTGCGGCGGATGGGTATCCCAGTTCAAGAATTTGTACCACATCGGGGCACAGGCGATAAAATAGCCCGATTAAACGCGGTTTCTGATATTGTTAGATCAGGGATTGTGTGGTATCCAGCCGGAAGGCGGTGGGCTGAGGAAGTTGTTGAACAGGTTGCGGCGTTTCCAGAAGCGCCTAACGATGATATGGTTGATTGTACAAGTATGGCACTAGCTCGATTTCGGAATGGCGGGTTTATTCGACTGGATTCAGATGAGAACGATACACCGATCTACGGGCGGAAAGCAGCGTACTACTAATTTAGTGGACATGATGATATAATGGACTCATTATATGGAGGAAATTATGCAATCAGGACCACGCAAAATTGTTGATATGATGAACGACCCAATTTTCGTAGCGGCGTTACCTACGACCCGGAGCGAGGCGTTACGATTAGGGTTGCCAAAATACCTTTCTACTAAATTATGCCCTAAACAACACAACGCTTACCGCCTAACTAAAAATGGTTCATGTGGGCAGTGCGCATCCGATGTTGCGAATAAATCTAATGGTGTAAAGAAACCTCGATCTCATGTCGATAAGAAATGGAACGATAGCGATAAAGCCAAAGATGCTAAACAGCGATGGAAAGAGCGCAACCCTAAATGGGCGTGGGTGGTTAGCGCGGTAGGCGGTGCGAGAACTAGATCACGATGGGCGGGTGTGGAGTTTAATTTAACTAACGAGTATATTTACGGTATAACTTCCGAACAGTGCCCTGTTTTAGGTACCGCGTTTATATTCTTAGGGGCGGGCAACGATATCGCGGCTAACCCCAGTATCGACCGAATTGACCCAAATAAAGGGTATGTAATAGGTAACGTAGCGGTTATAAGTCGCAGGGCTAACATGATAAAGAGCAACGCGACCTCAGATGAACTATATAAGGTAGCCAACTGGCTACGATTACAAGGAAATTAGCCATGGCTATTGAGAAAGGATTATACGCTGCTCCGGAAGGCATGGAAGTCGAGGGTTCGCCGGAGATGGAAATTGAAATTGTTAACCCCGAAATGGTGACTTTGGATGACGGGTCGGTAGAAATTACGATTATCCCCGGTGATGACGAAGAGTTAGATGGTGTACCGTTTGATGCCAACTTAGCCGAGCATCTTGATGAACGAGTCCTTGCCGAGCTATCGGGCGATTTAATCAGTGCTTATGATAATGATGTGTCGTCGCGCAAAGATTGGGAAGAAACCTACACGGAAGGGGTGAAGCTTTTAGGTCTGAAGTACGAAGAGCGTACTGAACCGTGGGAAGGTGCCTGCGGTGTACATCACCCTATGATCGCTGAAGCTGCTGTGAGATTCCAAGCGGAAGCCATTATGGAGACATTCCCTGCCAGCGGACCAGTACGCACAAAGATTATCGGTCAAGTAGACCGCACAAAGCAAGAAGCTGCGGATCGCGTTCAGGCTGATATGAATTATCAGTTGACCGAAGTAATGAAAGAGTACCGTGCCGAGCACGAGAAAATGCTGTGGAACCTGCCGATTGCGGGTAGCGCGTTTAAGAAGGTTTATTTTGATCCTACAAAGGGTCGCCAGATTTCCTTGTTTGTGCCTGCCGAAGATGTTGTATTGCCGTATGGCGTTTCGGACATTTCGATGTGTGAGCGCATTACGCACCGGATGCGTAAGACCAAGAACGAGTTGCGCAAACTACAAGAGTCCGGGTTCTATCGGGACGATATTGATATTGAAGATGCCCCGGTTATGTCTGTTGACAGGATACAAGCAGCAAAAGACAAAGAAAGCGGGTTTAGCGCTACGTTTGATGATCGTCATCAATTACTGGAAATGCACGTTGAAGTGGATCTTCCGGGGTTTGAAGACAAAAATGAAGACGGTGAACCCACGGGGATCCCTCTTCCCTACGTAATTACCGTACTAAAAGATACTGGGGATATTCTTTCTATCCGCAGAAATTGGGATCAGATCCCCCAGAAAACCGAGGGCGCACCATCTTATAAACAACCCAATCAGTATTTTATCCACTACCAATATATTCCGGGGTTCGGTTCTTACGGGTTTGGTTTGGTTCACTTAGTTGGCAATGCAGCAAAAAGCGCTACAGCAATTACAAGACAACTTGTTGACGCAGGTACACTGGCAAACCTTCCGGGCGGATTAAAGACTCGTGGCTTGCGTATTAAAGGCGACGACACACCAATCGCACCGGGAGAGTTTAGGGATGTGGACGTAGCTTCTGGGGCGCTGCGTGACAATATTATGCACCTGCCATATAAAGAGCCTTCGCAGACCCTGCTCCAGTTGTTAGGGATTATTACTGAGGAAGCACGTAGGTTTGCCGCAAGCCCAGATATGAAAGTCGCTGATATGTCAGCGCAAGCGCCTGTAGGGACAACCCTAGCTCTTATTGAGCGTAACTTAAAGGTGATGTCTGCGGTTCAGGCTCGTATGCACTTTGCGATGAAGCAGGAGTTGAAGCTTCTTGCGATAATGATTCGGGATCACGCTTCAGCCAGTTACGATTATGAGCCAGAAGACGGACACATACACGCCCGTAAGGAAGACTACAGCTACGTCGAGATTATTCCGGTATCAGATCCAAATGCCAGCACTCTAGCTCAGCGAGTTGTACAGTACCAAGCGGTTATCCAGTTGGCTCAAATGGCTCCGCAGATCTACAACCTGCCGAAACTACATCGTCAGATGTTGGATGTTCTTAATATTAAACAAGCTGACGAGCTGGTGCCGCTGGATGACGACCAAAAGCCTGTAGATCCAATCAGTGAAAACATGAACATCCTTAATGGTAAACCCGTAAAGGCGTTCATTTATCAAGATCACGAGGCGCATATCCGCGTACACATGGCGGCGATGCAAGACCCAAAGATGATGGAAGTCATGGGGCAAAACCCACAGGCGCAGATGTTGATGCAAGCAGCAAACGCCCATATTACAGAGCACGTCGCCTTCGCTTATCGAGATCAGTTGCAACGCCAGATGGGGGTTACGCTACCTGCGCCAGACGCAGAGTTGCCAGAGGATGTCGAGGTTCAATTGTCACGCCTTTCCGCAGAGGCTTCTGGTCAGTTGCTAGGCAAACACATGGCTGAGGCTCAAGCTCAAAAGAACGCCCAGATGCAGGAGGACCCGGTTATCCAGATGCAACAAGCCGAGCTACAGATCAAGCAACAAGAATTGCAACTTAAGACACAGAAACTTCAACTCGATGCCGCATCCGAAGCAGACAAGATGGCATTTGAGCGCGAGAAGCTTGCCGCTGAGTTAGAGAAAGAAGGATTGAGGGTCGGCGCTCAGACCGCCGCGGAAAGGGCCAAGTTAGAAACGCAACAACAGTTAGAAATCCTAAAGGCAGGCCAGAGAGCAGAAGAGATGCAGGCTAGACAGCAGGCCGAAGGGATGCGTATGGGTGTGGATGTTGCGAAGGCGAAAGCCCAGATGCAGGTACAGAGGGATTTACAGCAACCAAAAAAGGGAAATGACTAATGGACGCTACCGACGTTCTTCGGAAGAAATTCCGAGATCGCATGAACGACATCGCCGACGCAGTATCCACTGGCACATGTCGCAGTTACGAAGAATATCAACGCCTGTGTGGAGTAATTGAGGGCCTTGCCCATGCAGAACGCGACCTTTTGGACCTCAAAGAAACTATGGAGCGCAACGATGAGTGAGATACTTATCGCATCAAACCCTAACAACCCCAAGGTTGTGGGCGTATTTAACACGGAGGCGGAAGAGAAAGCCAAACAACTTCCCAAACCGTCTGGGTATCATATTTTATGTACCATCCCCGAGATCGAAAAAGAGTTTGAAAGCGGGATTATTAAAGCTGACGAGACTCTTCATTATGAAGAGGTGCTTACAACGGTTTTATTTGTAGTGGCTGTAGGACCAGATTGTTATAAAGACACAACTCGGTTCCCGTCGGGTCCGTGGTGTAAGCAGGGCGATTTTATTTTAGTTCGCCCAAATTCCGGTTCACGTTTGATTATTCATGGACGTGAATTCCGCTTGATTAACGACGACACAGTGGAAGCAGTTGTAGATGATCCACGCGGTATTCGTCGCAAATAAGGAGTATTAAATGCCAGATACATACAAGTTTCCTGACGAGCAGGAAAATGAAAAGCCTGAAATTGAGCTTGAATTAGAAGACGCGGACGGTAAGACTGAAACGGAAATTGAGGTTGTAGACGACACCCCTCCGCAAGACCGCAACCGAAAACCGCTAGATAAAGAGGTTGAGGAGCCTTCCGAAGAGGAACTTAACGAATATAGCGCCAAAGTTCAGAAGCGACTCAAAGAATTAACCCATGCGCGGCACGATGAACGTCGTAAGGCAGAAGCGCTTGCTCGGGAAAAGGCGGAACTAGAAAAAATCGCCCAAGCCATTGCGTCTGAGAATAAGCGGTTGCAAGAGTTTGTTAATATGGGNCAGAACGCNTATATTGATAAATCCAAGTCACTNGCCGAAATNAATTTAAATACNGCTCGGGCTAAATTAAAAGCGGCNTTAGATGCTGGTGATACAGAAGCCGCCGTTTCCGCGCAGGAGGATATGTATCGCGCGCAAATGGAAATGCAGCAAGTAAATAACTTTAAACCAGTTAACTTGCAACAACCTGAAAAACAGGTATATACTCCACCTGTAGCGCAACCGCAATCACCGCAGTTAGATGATCGGGTTGTGAGTTGGGCGGAAAAGAACCCATGGTTCGAGAAGCCCGGAAACGAAGATATGACAGGTTTCGCTTACGGAGTGCATAATAAGTTAGTGCGCGAATTTGGCGAAGCTTATACCAAGAGTGATGAGTATTATCAAAAAATCGACTCAGCAATGCGCAGGGCTTTCCCAGATTTCTTTGGCGATGTCGAAGTTAGCACGGAAACTCCTAGNAAAACTAGTCGCCCTAAAACCGTTGTGGCACCCGCCCAGCGCACGTCAGTACCGAAGAAGATTCGCTTGACGACAACGCAGCAAAACGTAGCCAAGAGGTTAGGAATACCACTTGAGCTTTACGCTAAAAAGATGGCTGAACTGGAGAACCAAAATGGCTGAAAATCGTAACCCGCGCGACATGCAGACCCGAGAAGTAGCTGAGCGTCCTAAAATGTGGAGACCGCCAGAGCTTTTGCCTGAGCCAATTCGCGAAGCCGGATACGCTTACCGATGGGTTCGTGTAGCGATACTGAATAAAGCCGACCCCCGCAATATTTCATCTAAATTGCGTGAGGGATGGGAACCAGTCAAGCTCGATGAGCAGCCGCAGATGAAACTTCACGTAGACCCTGATTCTCGGTTTAAAGATAATATCGAAGTCGGTGGGCTACTGCTATGTAAGGCACCCGAGGAATTTGTTGAGCAACGTAATAAATATTACGCCACACAAAACCGCCAACAGATCGAGGCTGTCGATAGTAGTTTTATGCGCCAAAGCGATTCACGTATGCCGTTGTTTGCTGAAAAGAAATCAACTAGCACGAGGGGCTTTGGTAATGGATCTTAATTTAAATTGGAGTTAACAAATGGCTTATCCTACTGTTAGCGCTCCGTATGGTCTAAAACCCATTAATCGTCTTGACGGGATGCCGTATGCTGGCGCAGTTCGCCACATTCAAATCGCATCTGCGTACAATACGAATATCGGTTTTGGTGATCTGGTTCAGATCGACACCAACGGTCAGTGCATTCGTTCTGCCGTAACCGACGGCACCTCTACCTACGTGGCTGGTGTGTTTGTTGGTTGCACTTTCACTAACCCTGTTACCAAGCAGAAGCAATTTAGCCAGTACTGGCCTGCCAATACTGTTGCTACTGACGCATTTGCCTATGTAGTAGATGATCCAAACGCAGTGTTCAAAGCTGTGGTTGTTTCGTCGGGTACAACGGTCACGGGTCTTCCTCGCTCTGCGATTGGTGCTAACGTGGCTGTTATTAATAACGCCGCTAACGTCGCCACTGGTAATTCTCTCATTGCTGTTGACGGAACTACCGCACCGGGCACAACCAGCACCTACGTGTTGCGTGTGATTGATGTAGTTGATGAAACTGTCTTTGACAACTCTGGAACGCCTAATTTCCAAGAAGTCATCGTCAAGATCAACCTGCATCAGTACAACAACACTGCGGGCATTTAAGGAGCTAAACCATGGCTATTTCACGCGCACAACTACTGAAAGAGCTCCTGCCCGGACTTAATGCTTTGTTCGGTTTGGAGTATTCCCGCTACGGCGAAGAGCACAAAGAGATCTACGAATCGGAGACCTCCGAGCGCTCATTTGAAGAAGAGACCAAGTTATCGGGCTTCTCGGCTGCACCAGTTAAGGACGAAGGTTCTGCTATTGCATACGACAACGCTCAAGAAGCTTGGACTTCACGCTATAACCACGAAACCATTGCTTTGGGTTTCAGCTTGACGGAAGAGGCTATTGAGGACAACCTCTATGACTCCCTGTCGGCTCGTTATACCAAAGCCTTGGCCCGTGCTATGGCTTATACCAAGCAAGTTAAAGCTGCTTCTACCTTGAACAACGGGTTTAACTCGGCGTTCGCTGGCGGTGACGGTGTTGCATTGTTCTCCAATGCCCACCCATTGACCTCCGGTGGTACCAATAGCAACATCCCTTCAGTGGCTTCTGACCTTAACGAAACTTCTCTTGAGAATGCCGTTATCCAGATCGCCGCATGGACGGATGAGCGTGGCTTGCTGATTGCAGCTCGTCCTTTGAAGTTGATCGTTCCTCCCGCATTGCAGTTCGTTGCTACCCGCCTGCTCGAAACAGAACAGCGTGTTGGCACGGCTGATAACGACATCAACGCATTGAAGAACAATGGCTCTATCCCACAAGGGTATACCATTAACCACTTCTTGACCGATACGAACGCATGGTTCCTAAAGACCGATGTTCCTAACGGCTTGAAGCACTTCACGCGTACTCCGATGTCCACATCAATGGAAGGGGATTTTGATACCGGAAACGTTCGCTACAAGGCGCGCGAACGCTACTCCTTCGGGTGGTCTGATCCACTGGGTATGTACGGTTCGGAAGGCTCAGCCTGATAAAACCCAAGTAAATCAAGGGTTTACAGAGCCCCTAGCTCAAAAAGTTAGGGGTTTTGTTTTATCTATTGTGTTATTTATTTGGATAGTGTAATATGTCATCACTGATGAAAGGAGAACGTGATGGCACGAGGGATTTATAAAATATTTAACATAGTGAGTAATAAATTTTATGTTGGAAGCGCAGAGAATTTTACTAGGAGAAAACGGGAGCATTGGTGGGAGCTCCGGAAAGGTATCCACGGTAATAAGTACTTGCAGTCTTCGTGGCAAAAGCACGGAGAGCAAGCGTTTATTTTTGTCGTGGTTGAGGAGCACCTAGAGGGGTCGGATATTCTTGCGGCAGAGAACATATGGTTAAAAGAGCATGTCGGGAAAGACTATTGCTACAACATAGCAACAGACGCAACTGCTCCTATGCTGGGGTTTAGTGGTGAGAAAAACCCGATGTGGGGGAGAACCTTTACCCATACAGATGAGGCGAAAATAAAAATCAGCATAGCGTCAAAAACGCGGGTTCAGTCTGAGGAGGAAAAAAAGAAACGCAGGCAAACAATGCAAGGACATTATGTATCCAAAGAAACAAGAGAAAAAATAAGCGCGACACTATCCGGCGAAGGCAATTATTGGCACGGAAAAAAGCGTCCAGATCACGGGGCTAAAGTAAGCAAAGCAGTGATTGCCGTTAAGCCCGATGGAGAAGAAGTAAAGTACGACAGTATTTTATTGCTTAGAAAAGATTTGGGGTTAAAACCGCCAACCGTAAACAGAGCGCTTAAGTCTGGCAGGCCAATACTCAACGGACCGTTTGCGGGGTGGGTGTTCAGGTATGTGTAGCGAATCCGATTTTTAGCTTTGGGGTTTCTTTCGCTTACGCTTTAAAGCGACACGTTCATCGTGATGATGGATGCGGTGGCAGTTTGCGCATAACGGAACACACTTCTTAACTTCTTCTAGTGCAGCCTTAAACGACCTATTGTGTATGAGCTTATAGAGCTTNTTGTTGTCGGGGTGNTACTCGACGTGGTGNAAGTCNATCGCAGCAGGATGCGCGAAACCNCAATTGATACATGANTGGGTTTTNTTAAACTCNTCCCATACTTTTTTGAANCCTACTCGNCGCACACNGGATTTAGCTATTACGGTGGCTTTATTCTTTTCGTANTGCCTGCGNGANTATTCNNTATGCTTTTGCNTTCTTACCTCTGGGTCTTTGTANGGCATCGNCNNTCTTTCCTATATTTAGTCGCCAATATAGGCTGTGTTTGAACCCCCAAGGAACGGTCGGCT